TGCAGCCCGCGGCGTTCGATGCGACTAAATCAACGTGTGTGGAGAACTAATCGCGTGATCAATTTAATCAGATTATCAGGGTTACCGCAATTCCGTTGCCTTCCTTCAGCTGGTGGACGCCTCAGCAGTGAGGCGCTGCGGTATGTGCTTAATGTACCAGGCGGCACCGAGGAAGTTAACCACAGCTTTGTTGACTGGGCTGTGGGCGATGCTAACCAGCGAATGAAGGCGACCAAATGCGAGAGCTTGACCGTATCTTCCGAGATAAGCGCGGCATCCCTGTGCGGGTCATTCGCTGGGAGCCAGAGAACGACAGGGTTATCTACCTGCGTGACGACTATGAACATGGCGAGTGCTTCAGCTCTCTCGAACGGTTCAAGCAATATTTCAGAGAGGTTGGGGTAAACCATGAGCGTTAAATTATCAGCATTCGTCTGGGACGGCTGCGCTTCATCCGGCATGAAGATCACTATGGTTGCCATCATGGCTCGCCTGGCTGACTTCTCAAGCGACGAAGGCGTTTGCTGGCCGTCAATCGCTACCATTGCCCGTCAGATTGGCGCTGGTCCGAGTACCGTTCGTACCTCGATCCGCAAGCTGGAAAGTGAAGGCTGGCTCACCAGCACGCCACGTCGCAAGGGTAATCGTAACAACTCAAATATGTATCAGCTTAACGTCAAAAAGCTTCGCGAATCAGCTGCCGCTCACCTGTCAGAATCTGAGGCGTCAGAATCTGACACATCAAAATATGAAGCATCAAAATCTGATGCACCGAATTTTGACGCATCAAATTTTCACCCGTCAGAATCCAGCAAAAATAACAGTTTTGACCCGCCAGAATCTGGCGACGATCCGTCAGTAAATTCAAAACATGATCCATCAGATAAAAAAACCTTTTGTCAGGTTGCGCCGCAACCAGACGATGAGTGGTCAATTATCAATCGCTCCCGTCAGGTTTTACGTCACCTGAACAAAATCACCGGCGCAAAGCACACCGAAGCACAGTCGTCGATGGGTCACATCAAGTCCCGCCTGAAAGACTCGTTTACGGTGGAAGAGCTTTGTCTGGTGGTGGATTACAAACACGCCCACTGGGAAGGCACTGAGGAATACCAGTACATGCGTCCCAAGACGCTGTTCATCCCCGGCAATCTGCCTGGCTATCTCCAGTCAGCTACCAAGTGGGATAAGGCGGGTCGCCCACCACGCTCTGAGTGGAATGCCCTGAAGCGCAACATGCAGCGGGATATAACGGTCATTTCGCAGCCTGACAGCTCAGTGCCTCACGGCTTTCGCGGTTAACGGGGGATAAATCATGATCAACCACGAATCAAAAATTCTTGAACTGATTACCCGCAATGGCCCGCTGAAGGTTCGCGAACTCTGCAAGCTTACCGGCCTGCATGAGACCTCAGTGAAGCGCTTTATCAAACCGCTGTTCACCAAGGGACTGCTGAAGCGGGCCAGCGACTGGAGCTACTCGATCAACACTGCGCCGTTACCGGCTGAGAGTGAGAGATACAGCCAAAAGGCGAAGCAGGCCGGCGAACTGGAGGCGAAAGGGTTCTGGCTGCGTGCCGCGCAGGTCTGGCGTGAAGCGATGCTGGTGGCGAAGTTCGATGCATCACGTAACGAAGCCAAAGAGAACTGCGACCGCTGCGCCGTGAAGGGTTCTCTGCAATGCGGCAGCTACGGTGGGCTTGATACAGGCCGTATTGGCGAAAGCTTCCTGAGTGAGGATCGCCAATGAAAGCGCACCTGAAGAGCCACTACCAACTCAATGAGATTTTCTACCAGGCCATCCGCACCGCAGCGGTGATGATTGCCGCCCTGATTTTTGTCCTGACATGGGAGCTGACCACAGTATGAGTACTTTAGCGCGCATTTACGACGACAAGAAAAACAGCGACACCGATATCACTACCCGCAAAACCTACCTGCTGGGCGTTGATGAGCTGTATGTTGAAACTAATTACAACATCCGTGATATCGATCAGACCCATGTCGAGGAATTCCGCGACGCCTTTATCGCTGGTGAACATGTGCCTCCGCTGGCTGTTAAGGTCACCGAAAAGGGCATTAAGATCATCGATGGCCATCACCGTTATTACGGTGCGAAGCTGGCTCAGGAAGCGGGCTACACGCTGCGCCTTGAATGTAAGGATTTCGTGGGTAGTGAAGCGGACAGCGTGGCATTCATGGTCACCAGTAGTCAGGGTCGCGCCCTGTTGCCGCTGGAACGTGCAGCAGCCTATCAGCGCCTTGTTAACCAGGGCTTAGAGCCAGCCGAGATCGCCGCCAAGGTGAAGCGGTCGATCACCGACGTTGAGCAACACCTGCAGCTGCTGACCGTGGGCGAGCCTCTGATTGAGATGGTGAAGTCCGGCGAAGTGGCCGCAACCACAGCAGTAGCCCTGCAGCGCGAACATGGCGTTAAAGCCTCATCCGTTGCTCAGGAGCAGATGCAGAAGGCGAAAGCAGCAGGGAAGAAGAAACTGACAAAGACCGATGCTATGCCGCAGTTCAGTGCTGCCCAGGCACGTAAGCTTGCAGAACTGATTGCTAAACATTCTCAGACAGAGCAGAGCGATGAAGGCGCACGCATTACGCTGACGTTTGAAACTGACCTGCAGGCCGCTGAGCTGATGGATATTATCCTGATCGCCAAAGAGCACTACGGTGTGACTCAATCAGTAAGCAAACAACCGGCAGCAGATAAGGCAGAGGACGGTGATGACCTGCCATTGCTGAAGCACGAAATCCTTGAGCAAAGCGGTGTTGAAGCGTGGGCGTGCGTTATTGCCGCGTTCAAAATGAAAGCTGAGTACACCTACAGCGAATCAAAGTACGCGCATACCTGGGCGGCCGACTCCGTTGAGAACCCTACCTGTGTGACAGTTCCGGCAGAGACCATTGCTAAAGCGGTGCGCCTCATCAAAGAGCATCATGACGATCTTGAACTGAAGCTGTGGCTGTCAGAGCAGCACGATGATTCAGAGGTGGCAACGGAGCAACTGATGCGATTCTCAGCGGTATTGTCAGAGATTCGCCAGGACAGGCCATGCACGGTTCAGGAGTTCATTGGGCTGGTGGAGCAGACTGACCGTGATTGCTGGTATAATATCCGAATGCTGCGGCAAGAATTTGCGAAAATTCAGATGCGTGCTGAATAACATACATTCTTATTTGCAAATATCTTAGATGGTTCAGGTAATGGTAAAAGGATAAGTGTAATTATAAACTTATCCTTGTTATCTAATTCCGAATGGGTTTTTTTATTGGGTTTAAAATTTCCCATCAATCATATTTTGAACCCTTTTCTCAAATGCTTCTGCTTCAAGATGTTTACTAATGTGAATATCGGGGCCTAGCGGAGGATGGTTCTCGCTGGAATTTGATAGGAATTTAGTGTATGAGTTGCGCATCAAGCTTTCTATTTCCCATAATTCAATTTTATTTATAGGTATATCGGCATGATCTTGTATTTTTTTTGCTGTGTCTGCTAGGGAAAATTTCAGATAGGGATTCAATCCTATAAAATTACCAGCCAACATGTCATTAACATTTTCAATGTTTGAAATCTTAGCGATTTTTTCAATAGCTCCATCGATTTCCCAGTCAGATACAAATAGTATGAGCGCTGAAAAAGCAAGGAGTTTCTCTTCATTATGGGCTCGTTGTCTTACAGAGTCTGATTTGAACTCTGCAAGATTAGAAATTATAAAATTTGTCAATTGCAGTGTTTTCTTGTATTCATTTTCTAGGAGAGCAGGATCAATTATAATTTTTGGTCTAGGGCTATTTATAAACTTTTCAAGCTCATAGATTCTCGCTGGCCATAGTTCAAGGTCGTGAAGAGCTTTTAAAGTAGGCTGATGAATTCTGACAGCTTCTCTAAGAATCGCTTCTCTCCAAGAAAAGCCAGTAATGGTGGCTTGTACTGGTTTGAATGGTATTATTTCATTTCTAAGGTTTAAATTATAGTAACCATTCAGGCTAATTATAGAACTCAGCCAGCTAATTTCCTCCTCAGATATTGTTACGGAGAATGTTGAGTTAACTCTTTTTTCAAAAAACCATTGACGCATAAGCCTCATGGATTCCTGAGAAATGATTCCAGCCTGCAAAGCTGCACAAACCATTTTTCTGATGACCCTGGTTATCTTTGTTCTATCTGTAGTGAATGGGATTAGATAACCGCTAATTTCAGTGGACAGTCTGTCGCCATAAAAATCGCATGAAGGATGATGAGCACTTTCCTCACCAGCTTTAGTGAATCTAAAATGAGCTTTTTTATGATGAGTGCCTGTTTTTGAAGCTCTTACATATGTGCCACCGTTAGCTTCACAGATAGGGCATATGATATCGCCATGTGCGAATTCATGTATTCTTGAGTCATCTATATCTAAAAGTTCGATATATTGCTCTGCATCTACTTCTTTCTTTAGTTCAAGGGAGTAGGCAGTATCTGTCATAGGTTGTAACTCCAATGTGGCTAGGGTTGTTGCGTTACGTTATCAGTTTTTGTCGCTTAACTTTGGCCCAATTGAATTTTTGAGCAAGTTTTTTTATCAATTGATATTTACTTATCCATTGTTCCATAAGCAAGGACTAATTATCTAATATTAAATGTAAACTTGCTGGTTACATATCCAGTAAAAACCATTATATTGGAAATGTCAGGATAGAATTGCAGTCTGTGCTGATAAAGGTTGGTCCCGTTCATTTGCAGATGATGGGGCGGGACCATTATAAAGCAGTGTGTGGAGAAGAAAGCATGAATCAGCTTTTAGTGATTGATGGGGTTTCCGTTCGTCAGGACAACTCCGGCCGTTATTGCCTTAACGATCTTCATCGTGCAGCAGGCGGCGAACGCAGATATGAACCTTCCTTGTGGCGTAACCTTCAACAGACCAATGAACTCGTTCAGCTTCTGAGCGATACAGGAATTCCTGTATCGGTAATTAAGGGAGGAATGAACCAAGGCACGTTCGTATGCAAAGAGCTGGTCTACTCATATGCGATGTGGATCAGCGCCGAATTCAGTTTAAAAGTAATCCGCACGTACGATTCTCTGGCATCAAAGCCCCCCGTAGTTTCAATGCCAGAAGAAGTGCAGGCCAGTATCATCCTGCTTGAATCAGCCTCCCGAATGCTGAACTTTTCAAATTCCTCAAAGCTTGGCGCATATCAGAAGATTCAACAGCATTACGGTATCCCCAACATGATGCCTGCGTATGCTATTGATGCACCCATTGACGCACAAGACGGGTCAAGCCGTCCCACGCTCTCACTGAGTGCGCTTCTTAAGGCCAACAGTATTCGAATGAATTCGAGCCAGGCCTATCGTCAGCTTGAGAAGCTGGGGATCGTTGAACATAAAAGTAGAGCCAGCCGGTCAGGCACCGATGGTGTGAAGCTATTTTGGTCACTGACGTCTAAAGGCTGCATGTACGGGAAGAACATCACCAGCCCGGCTAATCCGCGTGAAACTCAGCCTCATTTCTTCGAATCAAAATTTGCCGAGCTTCTCCGCCTGCTCGACACCGTGCATTGAGGTGACTGTGAGAGCATTACTTACGCCAGAGGTAGCACCTCGCACCGGGATTGTATTGCTGAAGCCAGGACCAGACCTGTTGAAGCTGTTTAAGGGCAGGGTGGTGGTCAGCACACCGACAATGGATATGGCAGACCTGCCATCAGGCCGCCTGAATGATGGGACACAGCCCTTACTTGATGAGCCCTCACTGATTCCCTTCTTCAGTCACGAACGCGTGATAAAGGCCGCTGGTGGACCGAATGCGCTGGCATCCTTCGTCCAGTCCTTCGGGTGCTGCCAGTGGGAGCAGCTGGGAGTGTGGCATCACCATGAATTTACAGTGTCAGAAATCGAAAACGGCCTGGTGTCCCTTTGCTATACCCACGATAATGAATTCAGGGAAAACGGCGCACCCGGTAGCCTGGAGAATATCGCCAAAGGCAATACCGCTCTCTGGATAATCAGGGCTGCATGCAGCCAGATGGCGCTCAGCGGTGACCACCAGCTGACATTACCGGAACTGTGTTGGTGGGCCTCATTGAATGACCTGATTGATCTCATACCGGAGGCACCGGCCCGGCGCGTTCTGCGCATGCCAAAAGAGCTCATACAGGCTGGCGAACTCAAAGAGGCCAGAATTGTTCCGGCGCGTCCGGCCCGCGAGGTGATTCAGGACGCTGCACAGGTCGTCAAAAAGATAATCAGCCTTCATGCCGACCCAGAATCACCAGAGTCCTTCATGAAGCGGCCTAAGCGTAAGCGCTGGGAAAGTGAGAAATACACACGATGGGTAAAGTCGCAGAGCTGCGCATGTTGCGGTAGTCAGGCGGACGATCCTCATCACATCATCGGACACGGTCAGGGGGGAATGGGGACAAAGGCCCATGATTTATTCGTGATACCGCTTTGCAGGGCGCATCACGATGAACTGCACCGGGATATGAAAGCGTTTGAAACAAAATACGGCAGTCAGGTTGAGCTGCTCTTCAGGTTCCTGGATTTCGCGATTGCAGTCGGCGTTATCGGGACAGACAAAAAATAAAGTGTGTGGAGAGGATTAAATATGCGTGACATGTCACAGGTATTGGAGCGTTGGGCGGGCTGGGCAAAATCGGACAGCAGCGGTGTGGATTACTCATCGATAGCGGCGGGCTTTAAAGGTTTGCTGTCGCAAGATTCAAAATTAACGCTCACCTGCAGCGACAATGACGGGTTAATTATTGAGGGCTGTCTGGCACGGCTTAAAGAAAAGCGCCCGGATGAGCATGCGATCATTGTGCTGCATTACTTCTTCAACATCTCAAAGCGCACCCTGGCAAAGCAGGCTAAGCGCGACGAGAAGATAGTGAGAATTGAAATTCAGATGGCTGAGGGGTTCATTGAAGGCTGTCTGGCGATGCTTGATGTTCGGCTGGATATGGATGCCGAACTGACCCCGAAAAAAATATTGAAAAAACCTCTCACGCGGTCCGCATTTTCCTTAGTAATCTGATAAGGGTCGTAACAACGCAACGCTCCTTAACTTTGAGAACCTCGCCAGCTAGCGGGGTTTTTGTTCATTCTTTTATCAATGTATGGTGGATGTAATGGACGTTGAGTCTGGTGACCATTTTCTGGATATTGATGATGACATGCTCAATTTTCTTGAAAAGCAGGGCGAAGAGACTGTTAGGGAAATTCATCTTTCTAATCTTGCTAACAAAGAGAGTGGGCAAAAGTTGCTCAGTCTGCTCATAGTTGGAATCGGATCATCCTTTTTGTTGCTTACCCAGAACCGCCCAGAAAAATTTCTAACTGCTGGTCTTGGTGTGTTCACTCTGTACTGGTCGTTATGTGCCGCTTATCTAATCGTCCGGGTATTGAGTGTTAGACAGCGTGCGCTGGCTACGTCATCTCCATGCGCTCTCTACCATGCTGGCTATAAGAATTTTAACCAAGGAGATTATGACCGCTTCAGAGAAAAAGGTTTTAAGGCTGAACCTACTGAGCTAAATATAATGAGGCGTTATCGCCTGTTTGAGCTCGAAGAGATTGCGCGTGGTTATTTGAGGGAAAACTTGAGGGTTGGAATGGCTTTGGAAAGGGCAAGGATCGCAACAATCCTTACCCCATTTTGCGCACTTATCATTTCAGCGCTTACTTATCTTTTTTTCTGATTTCGTCCGCAGAATCACCAACAAATGTTCGGCCCGGGCGAAGATTCCTATCTGGTTGTGGAACCGGTGGCGGCGTAGGCTGCTTTTCCGGTAGAGGCTTTTCGTTATCTGAAGGATTGTTATTGTTGCTCATATTTCTCCTTTAGCTATGTATTAGTTGTAGCGATTTAAACATATCAGATGGAGAAATGTGCTGCCAGAAGCTTTATCAGAACAGATCCTGTCGCTTGCAAAAGGCATTTAAGATGGGGATCGTTTATACCAGTTTACACCAGAACACACCCTGTGACTGACGAGTCAGGCGTTTACCGCTATTGCGTCAGGGTTCCTACATAAAGAGGTCGCCTTAGAGCGGCCTTTTTCGTTTTTGCGCACACCAATCAGTCCCCCCACACACTTTTGACGCCGTGGTGCTGCGCAATTCTTTCAACGACAGTAAGCCGCCATCATTCCGGTGGCGGGAATAGAGCATGCCTCCAGAAAAAGACCCGGGCTTTTGGGCCACAGTGCTGCTGTGGCTGTATGCCCACAAAACAGAATGGGGATATGCCGGGGTAGCGGGCATGTTTTCACTATTACGTAGTGCTTATGCAAAAAGCTCCTGGAGTAAGCGCGTTCTGGACGCTGTTTCATGCAGTGCTCTGGCGTTCTTTGCAGCGCCCACTCTGCAGGTGGTCGGAGCGCTATTCAACTGGAGCATCCCTGACGCAGCCGCACAGGTCTTCGCGGTCTACATCGGGTATGTCGGCAATGACTACATCAGCGCCAGACTGCGCGGGTGGATAGACAGAAAGGCAGGGGATACAAATGAAGGTCAGCAATAACGGCATCAACCTCATCAAGCGCTTTGAAGGCCTGGAGCTTAAGTCTTACAAAGACAGCGTTGGCATTCTGACTATCGGCTACGGGCATACCCACGCAGTCAAAGCAGGGGACGTGATCACTGGCGAACAGGCCGATGCTTTTCTTCGTGAAGATTTGCAGGTGGCAGAACTGACCGTTAATACCAACGTAAAGGTAAAGCTCACCCAGGGGCAATTCGATGCGTTGGTGTCATTCGTGTTTAACCTCGGGTCTGGCAACTTCGTTAAATCGACTCTTATCAAAAAGCTCAATGCTGGTGACTACGCTGGCGCAGTTGATGAGTTCAGCAAATGGGTTAACGCTGGTGGTAAGAAGCTGCCCGGACTCGTTAAACGCCGTGCTGCTGAAAGAGAGGTATTTCTGACATGAGCCCGTTAAGCCTCATCAAAACTTTTTCACCCGTTATCGTCATCGGTCTTATCTGCCTGGCACTCTGGATGCTGAACGCCCGTAGCTCACAGCTTGAGGCAACCAACCAGCGTCTGGAGAAGCTAGCCAACAGTAAAGACGATCAGATTAACGACCTACGCTCTAAGAACGATGGCCTAGCATCAAGCGTCACTGAGCTGGTAACAGCCGTTAAGCAGCAGAACGTTGTGATGAGTCAGGTCACAGAGCAGCGTGCCGTAACAGCCCAGCAGAACCGGAAACTACAGAATGAAATCAAGCGTTACCTTGCGGCGGACAAGTGTGCTGTTGCTCCTGTTCCCCCTTATGCTGCTGACAGGCTGCGAGACGCAGCAAAAGCCGCTGGTGGAGTACCGGACAGTAAAACAGCCACAGCTAAGCCTTCCGGCTGAACTGACCAGCCCGATTGACGTGCCAGCGCCATCACAGGATATGACGTTCGGTGACAGCGTGGCGTTAAACGCAGAGCTTTATGGCGTGCTGGGGCAGTGCAACATTGATCGCGCTGCAATCCATAAAATTGAATCCACCAGATAGGTAAATGCATGAGCGAAGCAAAACCGCAGGACGGCAGCAAAGTGCAGGGTTATCGCACACTGACCGACAAAGACATTCTGGAAATGAATCGTCTTAAAGAGATCAGTCGTCAGTTTATCGCCCAACTGGAATACCTGAAAGGCGCTAAGGACTACGATCCTCGCTGGATTGCCCAGGCAAAAACATCAATGCAGCATGCCTGCATGTTCGCGTGCCGTGCAGTTGCTCAGCCGGATGATGATTGCTGATTCCATCACAAAGCGCATTTGTAAGTGCGCTTGATGATGACATTACTTTATGTAAAGTTTAATATCCCTCAACAATTAGAGGGGTTAGATGTGTCTAATATAAGTCATATAAAAAATCCATTAACAATAGTCGGTATTTTTGCTGGGATAGTTGAGGTTTCTGCAAATCTTGTCCTGCCGTTTCTAGAGCCTGCACAGCAAAATGTTTATGTGTGGTTTCTGATGCTTTTCCCGGCAGGACTGGTGATTGTTTTTTTTATAACTCTCAATTTTAATCACGTTGCTCTATATGCGCCTAGCGACTACAAAGATGATAGTGGATTTATGCAGGCCAACGGCGTAGTTAAGAATAACGATGTCGAGAGCACTGCTCCGGTTAAAGGATTTGATTTGTAATGCTAAAAAGTTACAGTTCTATATTTGAAAAAACTACTGTTGTGCTTGATGGTCATCATTTTGAAAACTGCACTTTTAGGGAGTGTGTGATCATTTATAAAGGAACAAGTGGTGTTAACTTGATCGGCTGCAAGTTTTATGACTGCCAATGGAAGCTTGAGGGTGCAGCAGCTAACACCCTGCAATTTTTACGAACCATGTATCAAGGAATGGGCGATTTTGGCAAAGCCATGGTTGAAGAAACGTTTAATAACATAAAAAAATAAGCCGCCTTAGGGCGGTTTTTTATTGGAGTGAATATGTCCGAGCCACGCATCTATAACAACCGCTGGGACAAAGCCAGACTGTCATTCCTCAAATCAAATCCTCTCTGCGCAATGTGTCATCGGCAGGGCAGAGCGGTGGCAGCTGCGGTCGTTGATCACATCAAGCCTCACAGGCTGAAGGAAGCTATCAACGGCGGCAATCAGAACGAGATAGCGGAGGCTCAGAAGCTCTTCTGGGACAAGGCCAACTGGCAACCTCTCTGTAAGCAGCACCATGACTCGACCAAGCAGCGCGAAGAGAAGCGCGGTCACGTCATCGGGTGCGATGAGAATGGACTGCCCCTCGACCCGTCATCCCATTGGCGAAAATGAGAATTAATATCATTTGATATCAGTTGTGATGGGGTTGAGGTCAAATGAGAGCAATTATCATCACTACTCGGGAGGGCGGGATCAGAGTTCAGGGGCTAACGACCTTCTGACCGCCCGCCCCCCTTTTTATGCACAACCGCGAAATGAAAAGTTTTTTTCTGGGAGGTTTTTATGGCCGGAAGACGACCAAAACCGACCCATCTTAAGGTCGTTACCGGCAATCCGGGTAAGCGAAAACTCAACGACAAAGAGCCTTCACCTGCGAGAGAAATCCCCAGCCCGCCTTCACACCTCACTGATTGGGGAAAGGTTGCGTGGGGAAAGCTGACCGTTCTACTTGATGGAATGGGCGTGCTGACCGTCGCCGATGTTCTTGCCCTGGAGAGGCTCTGTGATATCTACGCCGATATTCTTCAGCTGCGGATCACGATTGCCGAAGAGGGCAGAACTTACACAGTCCAGACCGATGGCGGATTTCTGATTAAAGCCAACCCGGCTGTTTCAATGCTGGCTGATGCAGACCGGCGATTTAAAAGCTACCTGGTAGAGTTCGGCCTTACACCGGCTGCCCGGTCAAAGGTGAACGTGAATGGTGGAGAAAAAGAAGAAGACCCGCTCAACCAGTTCTTCGGTTGATCCGGCGACGCAGTATGCATTGGATGTTACCAGCGGGACGGTCATTGCCGGACCAGACATTCGCGCCGCTTGCGCTCGCCACATAAGCGATTTGGAAGAGGGTCCGAAGCGTGGCTTGTTTTGGGATGTTGAAGCTGTAACGCGTGTCGTTAATTTCTTCGCTCAGGTTCTGAAGCTCAACGGCGGTGAGCATGAGGGTAAACCTTTTATCCTGCTACCGTGGCAGTGTTTCATCGTTGGCTCTTTGTTTGGCTGGAAGGCGGAGGACGGTACGCGCCGTTTTCGCATGAGCTACATCGAGTCAGGCAAGGGTTCCGGCAAGTCGCCGCTTGCGGGCGGAGTCGGTCTTTACCTGCTGATGGCGGATAAAGAGCCGCGCGCCGAAGTCTACGCGGCTGCTACGAAAAAAGACCAGGCGATGATCTTGTTCCGCGATGCGGTAACGATGGTCGATCAGTCGCCCGCACTGGCACAGCGCATCACCAAATCCGGGACCGGGCTGAACGTCTGGAACCTTGCGTTCCTGCAGACAGGCTCTTTCTTTAAGCCGATCAGCTCCGATGATGGTCAGTCAGGCCCGCGTCCGCATGGCGCGCTGATTGACGAAGTGCATGAGCACAAAACAAACGCCGTTGTTGAAATGATGCGTGCTGGTACGAAGGGTCGTCGCCAGGCGCTAATGTTCCTTATAACTAACAGTGGCCACGATAAAACCAGCGTCTGTTTTGAATATCACGAATACGGTCGCAAGGTGGCAGCCGGTGATTTGATTGATGACAGCTTTTTCAGCTTCATCTGTTCACTGGATGAGGGCGACGATCCGTTTAAGGATGAGTCCTGCTGGGGCAAAGCGAATCCGTCTCTGGGTCAGACATTCACGGATAAATACCTGCGGGAGCAGGTGACGCAGGCGCGCGGCATGCCATCAAAAGAGAGCATCGTTCGCCGCCTGAACTTTTGCCAGTGGGTGGAAGCGTCCGATCCGTGGATTGACAGCGACACCTGGATGAATTGCGAACAGGAGTTTGATCCGGAGGATTTAGCAGGTGAAGAGTGCTATGGCGGTCTGGACCTGTCCGGCTCACGTGACCTGACGGCGCTTGCGCTTTACTTTCCTAAATCCAAAAAACTGTTAGTTGAGTTCTGGACGCCGAAAGATTCTCTGCTGGAGCGTGCCAAAACTGACCACGTTCCTTATGACGCCTGGCTGCGTAATGGCTTTATTCACGCGCCGCCTGGTAAGGCGGTTAACTACGGTTTTGTGGCGGTGCGCATCGGTGAGTTGGCGGCCAGATACGATATTAAGTGCATCGCGTTTGACCAGTACCGCATTAAGTATCTGGAGCCAGAACTCGAAAGCGAGTCTGTGAGCGTTGACCTTGTTCCGCATGGTCAGGGCTTTTATAAGGCCCAGGAGTCCGGGCTATGGATGCCAAGATCAATTGAACTGTTTGAAGAGCACCTGAATAACCGGGTGCTGGTTATCCGGCCTAATCCTTGCCTTCGCTGGAATGCCGCCTCTGCGGTTCTTGAGGCTGACCAGAAGGACAACCGCATATTTGCCAAAAAGAAAAGCACCGGCCGTATCGATGGCGTGGTGGCTTCTGCTATGGCAATCGGTGCAGCAGAGGATGCGGTGCTGGTGGACAGCGGCGATCCTGATGACTTTTTTGATGACCCGATCATGGTAGGTATCTGATGAAGGAAAAAAAACAGCCGGGTCGCATTAAGAGCGCGATTGTTAACTGGCTCGGTGAGTCAATTGGACTGAATGATGCTGCGTTCTGGCAGGAATGGTACGGCACAAGCAGCAGCGGAAAGGTCGTAACAGCAGAGAAAGCGCTGGCGCTGGCATCTGTCTGGGCCTGTGTGCGCCTGCTGAGTGAGTCAGTTTCAACTCTGCCGATGAAGGTATATGAGCGAGCAGCTGACGGTTCCCGCAAGCTGGCGCTTAATCATCCGGCCTATCAGTTACTGTGCCGTCGTCCCAACAGCGAAATGACGCCGTCGCGCTTCATGCTGATGGTGGTTGCCAGCATATGCCTGCGTGGTAATGCCTACGTTGAGAAAAAGATGATCGGCACCAAGCTGGTCTCACTGGTTCCGCTTCTTCCTCAGTGCATGAAGGTGGAGCGACTGGACAGTGGCGAACTGCAGTACACCTACACAGAGAAAGGCGTGCCGCGCATCATCCCGATTAAAAACATGATGCATATCCGGGGCTTTGGTCTGGATGGCGTATGCGGAATGATGCCGATGCGTACCGGGCGTGACGTGTTTGGTGCAGCGATGGCGGTCGAAGAGTCAGCCGCAAAAATTTTTGAAAACGGTATTCAGACGTCAGGCTTCTTTCTGTCAAAGAACCTACTGACCAAAGAGCAGCGCCAAAAAAATCGCGAAAACCTTAACCGGTTCGTCGGTTCGAAAAACGCGGGCAAGGTGATGGTTCTTGAGGGCGACATGTCCTACCAGGGCATCACCCTTAACCCTGAAGATGCTCAGATGCTGGAGTCACGATCATTCAGTATTGAGGAAATCTGCCGCTGGTTCCGCGTGCCGCCGTTTATGGTCGGTCACGTTGATAAGCAGAGTAGCTGGGCGTCGAGCGTTGAAGGCATGAACCTTCTGTTCCTGACTAATACGCTTCGCCCGATGCTGGTGAATATTGAACAGGAGATATCACGTTGCCTGCTGAACGGTGATGAAGACCTGTTTGCTGAGTTCTCCGTTGAAGGTCTGCTGCGTGCCGACAGCGCAGGGCGCTCCGCTTATTACACCACCGCGCTGCAGAACGGCTGGATGTCCCGTAATGACGTGCGCCGCCTGGAGAATCTGCCACCGATTGAAGGTGGTGATATCTACACCGTACAGCTGAACCTTACACCGCTTGAAGACCTGCGCAAAAACAGCACCGCCGCAAGGGCCACACTGTTACGCGAAGTTCACAACGCCGTTTTCCCGGACATTCCTTTCGAACAATCACCGCTTAAACAGGCGGCTTAGGAGCATCCCCAATGACAGTAAAAAGTCTTCCGGCAGCGCCGGAGGGGCGGCCTTTTGCGCGCGAAAATCGCGATCTGCCGTCTTCTGCAATGGATCGTTGGAATGGCAGCATCAAGGCCGCAAAGAGTGATGACAACAGCATTTCTGTGTTCGACGTCATTGGCGCTGACTGGTACGGCGACGGCGTCACCGCCAGCCGTATTGCTGCCGCGCTTCGCTCAATCGGCGGTGCTGACGTTACCGTGAATATCAATTCGCCGGGCGGCGACATGTTTGAAGGCCTGGCGATTTACAACCTGCTGCGTGAGTACGAAGGGAAAGTCACCGTCAAGGTGCTAGGCCTGGCTGCTTCTGCTGCGTCGATTATCGCGATGGCCGGTGATGAGGTGCAGATTGGGCGCGGTGCCTTTCTGATGATCCATAACTGCTGGGTCTACGCGATGGGCAACCGTCACGACCTGCAGCAGATTGCGGCGGACATGGTGCCTTTTGATAAGGCGATGAACGATATCTATAGCGCTCGGACCGGTCTGGATGCCGCCACCATCGACGCGATGATGGATGCGGAAACCTATATCGGCGGCAACGATGCGGTTGAAAAAGGTTTTGCAGATCGCCTGCTGGCGGCAGATGAGATTGCTGACGGCGACGATAGTCCTGCAGCTGCGCTGCGCAAGCTGGACGCGATGCTGGCAAAAACCGATGCACCGCGCTCCGAGCGTCGAAAACTTCTTAAAGCATTAACCGGCGGCAAGCCTGGCGCTGCTGCCACCCCTGAAGGTATGCCGGGCGCTACCGACGAAATCAACCCCGAAAATATTGCACAACTTAAAAACGCGCTGGCCGCGTTCGGCAAATAAGGATCAACAATGTCTGAAGTAAATGAAGTACTGAAGCAGGTTACTGCCAGCATCAACGAAGCCAGCGGCAAGTTTAATGCGAAAGCTGAGGAAGCGCTGGCTGAGGCGAAAAAATCTGGTTCGCTGTCAACTGAGACCAAAGCGGCAGTGGATAAAATGGCGAGTGAGCTTAACGCCATGCGTGAAGCAGAAAAAACGCTGAAGGCTGCGCTTGGTGATCTGGAACAACACGTTGCGCAGATGCCGCTGGCAAATGCTAAAGGCGTTATCGAAACCGTAGGTAGCCAAGTTATTTCTTCCGAAGCGCTGAAAGCTTTTTCGGCGAGTATCGAAGGTAACAAGCGCCTTAGCATTCCGGTTAAGGCCGCGCTGCTGTCCGTTAACGTGCCGGGTCAGATCGTAGCGCCAGACCGCCTGCCGGGCATCGATCAGCAGCCGAAACAGCGCCTGTTTATCCGCGACCTTATTGCACCGGGGCGCACCGAGTCCAATACCATCTACTGGGTTCAGCAGACCGGCTTTACCAATAATGCAGCGACGGTCGCTGAGAACACCACCAAACCGTACAGCGGTATCACCTTTGCGGAAAAAATCACGCCGGTTCGAACCATTGCGCACCTGTTCAAAGCCGCGAAGCAGATTCTGGACGACATGCCGCAGCTTCAGTCTACGATTGACGCCGAGCTGCGCTACGGCCTGAAATACGTTGAAGAGCAGGAGATTCTGTTCGGTGACGGCACCGGCACGCACCTGAATGGCATTGTGCCGCAGGCATCTGCTTATGCTCCCGCTTTCAGTGTGGCGAATCAGACCGGTATCGACGATCTGCGACTGGCTATGCTGCAGGCGCAACTGGCACGTTTCCCGGCGTCCGGCCATGTTCTGCACTTTATGGACTGGGCGAAGATCGAGCTGACCAAAGACTCTCTGGGCCGCTACATTCTGGCGAACCCGGCTGGGCTGGCCGGTCCTACGCTATGGGGGCTGCCGGTAGTGGCGACCGAAGCGGCTGCGTTCCAGGGTAAATTCATGACCGGTGCGTTCAATGCCGGTGCGCAGATTTTCGACCGCGAAGATGCCAACGTGGTTATTTCAACCGAAAACGCCGACGACTTTGAGAAAAACATGATCTCAATCCGTTGTGAAGAGCGTCTGGCGCTGGCCGTTAAGCGTCCTGAAGCGTTCGTTTACGGTTCCTTTACCGCACCTGCTGCAGCTGCATAACAGCAACGGCGGCCTCCAGGCCGCCTTTCCGGGAGTTACATATGAAACTGCTTTTGATTAAACCGAATTACTTCGGCGGCACGGTCGTGTCCGAAGGCAACACCATTGAGACCACCGAACAGCACGGTCGCGAGCTGATTAAGCTGGGCTATGCCAGTGAGGTGGATGACAGCGCAGCGGAGAAAGCGGCAGCTGAGGCGAAGGAAAAAGCCGAAGCCGAAGCGCTTGCGAAGTCTGAAGAAGAGGCCAAAGCAAAGGCCGCTGCTGAAGCCCAGGAAAAAGCGGATGCTGAAGCCAGCGCGAAAGCGGCAGCTGAGGCGAAGGAAAAAGCCAAAAAATAAGGCGTTGTCATGCTGCTGACACTTGATGAAATTAAACAGCAGTGCCGACTGGAGAGCGACTTCACGGAAGAAGATCGGCTGCTTGAGCTTTTTGCACTGGCAGCTGAGGCAAAGGCGGTGACCTACCTCAACCGCAATCTTTATAAAACGGTGGCAGATATTGCACCGCTTGATACGGACGGCATGGTGATAACCGAAGATATCCGGCTTGCCCTGCTGATGCTGGTCAGTCACTGGTATGAGCATCGCAGTTCAGTGTCAGAGCTGGAGATGACGGAGACGCCGCAGGCGTTTGAGTTCCTGCTCTATTCGCGGCGTCTGCCGGTGTCGGGGTATTAGCATGCAGCGACGCTCATCAAATACCAGTGCCGTTTACACGCTGCCCGATCCCGGCGAGCTGAATAAGCGCATTCACCTGCGCCAGCGCATCGACCAGCCAGCAAGTGATGGTGGTACTGACTCGGTTTATCAGAATGAAAAGGACGTGTGGGCGAAGGTCCGGCAGGTGGGAGCTACCACCTATCACGAATCCGTTCAGGCTGATGACACCATCACCCACTATATGACGATCCGTTATCTACGGGGCATCACTTCAGATTTTGAGGTGGTTTACGGCGGTTATGTATATCGCGTTAAGCGCCTGCGCGACCTCAACTCAGCAGGACGTTACCTGCTGCTGGAGTGCGAGGAATTGAGGGCTGTGAACAGCGACGGAGATATGTATGGCTAAGCCGCTTCTGCACGTTGATTTTCAGCAGCCCAAGGACCTCGTTTTTAACCGGGCCAAAATGCGCCGCGCCTTCATTCAGATTGGTCAGGTTCACATGCGTGATGCCAGGCGTCTGGTCATGCGTCGTGGTCGTTCCGCTCCAGGTGAGTATCCGGGATTCAGGACCGGCAGGCTGGCGCGGTCAATCGGCTATTACGTTCCCCGCGCATCAAAAAGCCGTCCGGGCCTGATGGTGCGCATCGCGCCAAACCAGAAGCGTGGCGAGGGTAACCGACTAATTGAGGGCGACTTTTACCCCGCGTTTCTGTTCTATGGCGTGAAGCGTGGTTCTAAGCGCAAAAAGAGCCATCACAAAGGGAAATCCGGCGGTAATGGCTGGCGCGTTGCCCCCCGTAAAAACTATATGACTGAGGTGCTGGAGGCGCGCAAAACATGGACGCGCTATGTGCTGACCCGTGCGCTGCGTACCTCACTGCGTCCTGAAAGGAAAAAGAAATGAAACTATCGCTGGTGATCGCCGCACTCCGGGCGCGATGTCCTATGTTCGCGGGTAACGTAGCCGGGGCGGCTGAATTTAAAGCCATTCCCGAAACCGGCAAAATGCGGCTGCCGGCGGCGTATGTTGTGCCGACCGAAGATGTAACTGCTGAGCAGAAGTCGCTGACCGACTACTGGCAGAAAGTGACTGAAGGCTTTGCGGTGGTGGTGGTGCTGGATAATACGCGCGACGAGCGCGGTCAGGCAGCAGGGTATGACGCCGTACATGATGTGCGGCAGCAAATCTGGAAGGCGCTGCTGGGCTGGGAACCTGATTCAGATGCAGGCCCGGTGGCGTATTCCGGCGGACAGCTTCTGGATATGGACAGGGGCCGACTCTACTACCAGTTTGAATTCATGCTGACGCGGGAAATCACCGAAGAGGACTCGCGCCAGCAGGATGACCTTGACGCCCTGGATGAATTGAAAACGGTCGAAATCGACGTTGACTACATCGATCCGGGTAACGGGCCTGACGGCATCATTGAGCACCACACCAAAATCAACCTCAGCGAGTAAATCATGCAACTCAGACCCAAACGCGGGCGGTCAGTCCCTGACCCTGCCCGGGGCGATCTGCTGCCTTCAGAAGGCCGGAACGTCGAAGAGAGCAGCTACTGGCACCGCCGCATTGCGGATGGTGATGTCGAAGAAGTCAGTGCGGAAGAAGAAAAGCCCGCAGCTGACGCCAAGAAAAAGGGCGGTGAATAATGTCAGTCTCGTTCCCCAATATTCCGTCAGACCTCAGTGTGCCGTTGTTCTGGGCGGAGATGGACAACAGCGAAGCGAACACCACGCAAGATAGCGGCCCATCGCTGCTGATTGGCTTTGCCTCTGCCGACAGCTCCATCGTTAAAAATAAGCTCACCATCATGCCGTCAGCGGCACTGGCGGGCAAGGTTGCAGGTCGTGGCAGCCAGTTAGCCCGTATGGTGGCGCGCTATCGTGCCGTCGATCCATTTGGTGAGCTGTGGGTTATCGCGGTAACTGAGCCTGATGGCGAGACCGCCAAAGGGACTGTGACGCTAACCGGCTACGCACAGGCGTCAGGTTCGCTGAGCCTTTATATTGGTGCGGTACGCGTTCAGGCCGCTGTGGTAACCGGCGATGCCCCTGCAGCAGTGGCCGCCACACTTGCAGCCGCAATTAACGCTAACGCAGACCTGCCCGTGACAGCAGCAGCAGCAGCTGGTGTGGTGACGCTCACTGCCCGCCACAAGGGGCTTACCGGCAACAGCATTCCTCTGGCGCTGAACTACTACGGCACAGTAGGGAGCGAAACCACGCCTGACGGGGTTAACGCTGTGATTGCTGCGATGGCAGGCGGTGCGGGTTCACCGTCACTGACTGCAACCGTGGCCGCGATGGGCGATGAGCGGTTTGACTTCATCGGCACGCCGTTCAGTGATTCCGCCTCGCTGACGACGCTGGCGCTGGAAATGAACGATTCGTCCGGGCGCTGGGGCTATGCACGACAACTTTACGGTCACGTCTACACTGCAAAAATCGGCACGCTCTCCGACCTGGTGGCCTTCGGCGACACCATGAACAACCAGCATATTACCGTTGCCGGTTATGAGCTTTCTGTTCAGACAGCAGCAGATGAGCTGGTCGCGTTGCGTACCGCCCGTAACGCGGTGTTTATCCGCAATGACCCGGCCCGACCGACTCAGACCGGTGAGCTGAACGGCGCATTACCGGCACCGGCAGGCAGCCGTTTTACCCTGACTGAGCAGCAGTCACTGCTGAAACACGGTATTGCCACGGCCTACGCTGAGAGCGGCGTGCTGCGCATTCAGCGCGATATTACCACCTATCAAAAAAACGCCTATGGCGTGGCGGACAACAGCTACCTGGACAGTGAAACACTGCATACCAGCGCTTACGTTATCCGTCAGCTGAAAAGCATCATTACCAGTAAGTACCCGCGCCACAAGCTGGCAAATGACGGTACGCGCTTCGGCCCGGGTCAGGCCATTGTTACGCCTGCAGTGCTAAAGGGTGAGATGTGCGCCAGTTATCGCACCATGGAGCGCGCTGGGATCGTGGAGAACTTCGATCTCTTCAAGCAGCATCTGATGGTGGAGCGCAACGTGAGCGATCCAAGCCGCGTAGATGTGCTTTTCCCGCCGGATTACGTCAACCAGCTGCGCGTGTTTGCGCTGCTTAATCAGTTCCGTCTGCAATACAGCGAGGAGACCGCGTAATGGCAAAGATTGCGGGTACAGCATACGTCAAGGTGGACGGCCAGCAGCTGTCGCTGACCGGCGGCATTGAGGTGCCGATGAACACCAAAGTGCGTGATGACGTGATCGGCCTAGCCGGTGACGTCGATTACAAAGAGACGCACCGTGCGCCTTACGTCAAAGGCACCTTCAAAGTGCCGAAGGCGTTTCCGGTCACCAAGCTGATGGACTCAGACCAGATGACCATCACCGCCGAACTGGCTAACGGCATGGTTTACGTGCTGTCAGAAGCTTTCCAGTTTGGTGAAGCTAACCACAATGCGGAAGAGGGTACGGTAGACCTCGAATTCCACGGCTCAGAAGGATTCTATCAGTGAGTGAACTTCAGCTTTCAAAACCTATTACGGCACATGGTGAAACAATTCATGTGCTGGAGCTGCGCGATCCAACGGGCAAGGATGTCCGTGAACTGGGCTATCCCTACCAGATGAATCAGGATGAGTCAGTTAAGCTGCTGGCTCACGTTGTGGCTAAATACATTAGCCAGCTGGGCGGCATTCCACCCAGCTCAGTTGATGACATGTCGCCGTCAGACCTGAATGCTGCTGGCTGGGTAGTTGCCGGTTTTTTCCTTCAGGCCTGACAGCTAAAGAACTGCTTAATCTGTATTTCGACTGCGCCAGTTACTGGCGCATAAATCCTCTGGAAGTCCTGAGCGAGGACTTAAAAAGCCTGCAATTGCTTATTGACCAGGCGAACCGGATAGAACGGGAGCGAAAAGCCAATGGCTGAATTTGAACTGAAAGCGCTTATTACTGGCGTTGACAGACTTTCGCCTGCACTTGGCCGTATGCAAAAGAACCTGCGCCGGTTCCGTAAAGATGCAGAGGAGGCCGGTCGGGGCGGTGTGGCAATGGCTGGTGGGCTGGCAGCCGGGCTGACAGGTTCGCTGGTTGCCTTTGGCAAACAGGAAGACGCCGCGACAGGCCTGAAAGTTGCCATGATGGACGCCAGCGGCGCTGTGAGTTCTGATTTTGGGAAAATTAATAAGCTGGCTATCGGTCTGGGTAACAAACTGCCTGGCACTACTGCTGACTTTCAGAACATGATGCAGATGCTTGTCAGGCAGGGTATTCCGGCTCAGAACATACTGAATGGTGTTGGTGAGGCATCCGCTTATCTGGCGGTTCAGCTTAAAAAGACCCCAGAAGACGCCGCAGAGTTTGCGGCCAAAATGCAGGATGCAACGCGCACAGCTTCAGAAGATATGATGGGATTATTCGACACGATCCAGAAGGCTTTTTATCTGGGTGTTGATGATACAAACATGCTTTCATTTTTCACTAACGTCAGTTCAGTTACAAAAATGGTAAGCAAGGATGGCCTGACTGCTGCCCGATCCCTGGCTCCCATTGCAGTAATGATGGATCAAATGGGAACTCAGGGTGAAACAGCAGGCAATGCAATCAGGAAAATATTCCAGGCTGGCTTTGACACTAAGAAGATGAAGGCTGCCAATAAGCTTTTGGGGCGTAAAGGCATCAAGCTGGATTTCACTGATGGAAAAGGGGAGTTTGGTGGTATTGAAAATCTTTTCAAGCAGCTAAAAAAACTTCAGTCCCTTAGCACACTGAACAGAACCAGAATCATTAAGGAGATTTTCGGCGACGATGGAGACACTCTTTCTGTATTGAATGCTTTAATCGACAAAGGGAAGAGTGGCTACGATGAAATTCAGGCCAAAATGAATAAGCAGGCTGACCTAAATAAGCGAGTGAACGCTCAGCTTGGCACGCTTACGAATTTATGGGACTCCATGACAGGCACGGCGGTTAACGGCTTAGCAGCAATTGGGGGGGCTTTCTCTGGTGATGCTAAAAAGTTAGTTGGCTGGCTGGGTGACATGTCACAACGCTTTAGCGAATTTGCTGAAAAAAATCCCAAAGTCATCCGTGGCGCTTTCGGTATTGCCGCCGGATTTGTCGGTATGAAACTGGGGCTGCTGGGAATTAACTTTGCGCTGGGTATTCTGGGGCAAGGACTGAAGCTTTCTCCGATGGGCATATTCCTTAGACTTGCAGCACTGGGAATCGGTCTCTTGATTTCTGATTGGGATAAGTTCGGTCCTGTTGTTGAGAAAGTCTGGACTAAGATCGATGGCCTGACAGAGGCGCTGGGTGGCATGAACGGAATCATCACCGGAATTGGTGGGGTGATGGCTGGGTTATTCACGCTTCAGGTTATTGGATCGCTCACCACAGCCACAACTAAAGCAAGCGGGCTACTAGCTGTTCTTACCAAAATAGGAAAGTTGAGCGCTCTGACTGTTTCAATAGCGGTCGCACTTTACATGTTTAAAAAGCTGGAAGAAATCTCTGATGCGACTACCCAGAAAGATGGCACGGAATCATTCTGGGAGTCACTTAAGAAGAGATGGAAGGCTGGAGGCTGGTATAACAATGAGCAGCAGTTAAAGGGTGGTAGCGTTCCGCTAAATCCGCAAAGCATGAGCGGTCCATTAATGCGTGACGATGCAACATCACAAAAGGGAGAGATTAAGGTTTCCTTCGAAAACGCTCCTCCCGGAATGCGAGTTGAGCCTTCTGGTAGTGCACTTCCTTGGTTTGATCTCGATGTGGGTTATAATCGGTTCTCAACTCCAAATTAAGGAAAATACCAGCATGCGCCTGTTTGCTATCTTGATGGCTTTGTTCTTTATTAACGGGGTGGCGGCAAGCGAGTGCTACCCCTCGTTTAACGAAAAAGACTTCATTGCTTCAATTGGGAAAAAGCCTGAGAAGGTGCAGGTCTTCAGGGATGGCGGCAGGCTGAGGCATCAATACTCTTTCAGGAAAGAGCAAAGCCTTGAAGATGCTTTTGACGAGAGTAAAAATGCCGAGTATGAACCTCAGATTTACGTCACTCTTTATAATCCTCCTTGTCCTGAACGCATCTCAATTCATTTTTATTCAAATGAAGATGATTCGATGAATCAGGTTAATGTTGCGCTGGCCGGTAAGGCTTTTGAATACCTGACCGGAACCAACAGTACAATTTTCGAGAATAAGCTGGAGAAGTTTAAGGACGTTCAGCGGTTTGAATCTTACGACGAAAAAGCCAACTCTTTATTTGTGAAAACTGGCGACTCCTATTCGATACAGATACAACTGAAATAAACACCAACCCGCTCCGGCGGGTTTTTTTATGCCCGGAGTAAGCCATGACCTGGAAAGATAATCTGCAGGATGCCTCACTGCGGGGCATCGCGTTTAAGGTGGACAGCGATGAGGCAACCTTTGGGCGTCGCGTGCAGGTGCATGAGTACCCCAATCGCGACAAACCGTGGGCGGAAGATTTGGGCCGCTCGACGCGCCGCTTCAGCGTTCAGGCGTATCTGATTGGCGATGACTTCTTTGAGCAGCGTAACCGGCTGATTGAAGCCATTGAAAAGCCGGGATCATGCACGCTGGTTCATCCTTACTACGGCGAGATGACCGTGGTAGTTGATGATGCCGTTCGCGTCAGCCATTCACAGAGCGAAGGGCGTATGTGCCGCGTCAGCTTCAGCTTCGTTGAGTCCGGTGAATTATCGTTTCCCACCGCTGGACTGGCAACCGGACAGAAACTCACATCGTCAGTTTCATTCCTGGACGATGCAATTTCATCGGCGTTCGGTGCCTTTGGTATGGATGGCATGCCTGACTTCCTGCAGGACGGCGTGCTGGATGAGGCAACCGGTATGTTCAATACCGTAACCAGTGCCTTTCAGTATGTTGATTCTGGTATCAGCGCCGCATCACGTCTGATGCAGGGTGATTTGTCGGTGCTGCTAAGCCCGCCGTCCAGCGGTATGAATTTTGTTAACCGGCTTCAGACCATGTGGCGGGCAGGTTCTCGCCTTAATGGTAACGCTTCCGATCTGATGTCGATGATTAAAGGGCTGACCGGTATCACGGTTGATTCCGGTCTGGCTCCGCGCGGCGTCTGGAAAACCGAAAGCAAGACAGCACAGGCGCAGACCACGCAGCGCAATTACGTTGCGCAGGCGCTACGCACCACGGCCATTAGCGAGGCGGCCGCAACGGTCACCAGTCTGCCGCAGCCTGCAAACCGGACTGTCACGCGCCAGCAGGACCCGCAGCAGCCGGTCATGGTATCGCATCCTGCCGTCAGCAACATACGGACTGATTCAGGCAGTTTGGCTTCAGATTCAGACACAACAGCGACTTCAACCGTTTCCGCTTCTTCGGGCGTCACCACGTCTCTGGATAACGGCACCGTTATTTCATGGGATGATCTCGCGCAGGTGCGTGACAGTCTCAATGAGGCGATTGACCTTGAGATGGAGCGCGTCTCTGATGACGGGCTCTATCAGGCGCTGGTCACTGTGCGCACCGATGTTAACCGCGATATCTCAGCCCGTCTGGAGCAGGTTGAGCGGATGACGGAGCGCACACCTTCACAGGTGATGCCCGCGCTGGTGCTGGCCGCTGACTGGTACGACTCTGCATCCCGGTCCGGTGATATAACCGCGCGTAACGGCATCCGCCATCCCGGCTTCGTGCCGGTTCAGTCACTGAGGGTGCCGGTGCGATGAACAACACAGTTATTCTTCGGGTGAACGGTCAGGAGTGGGGCGGCTGGACTTCTGTCCGTATCGCCGCCGGTATTGAGCGCATTGCACGCGACTTCACTGTTGAGATTACCCGCAGCTGGCCGGGTGATACCGACCAGGCAAACCGCAGTAACCGGATTAAAAACGGTGACCTCGTTGAAGTCCTGATAGGCACAGACAAAGTGCTGACCGGCTACATTGAGGCGACGCCTGTCCGGTATGACGCACGCAGCATCAGCGTGGGAATATCCGGGCGCAGTAAAACCGCTGACCTCATCGACTGCTCAGCCACGCCGTCACAGTATGCCGGTCGTTCGCTGGCGCAGGTGGCCGCTGAGCTGGCAAAGCCATTCAGTATCACAGTGGTGGATGCAGGCGGCGCATCCGGCGCACTTCAGGGAGTTCAGGCTGACCAGGGCGAAACCGTCATGGACGTTCTGAACAAAATGCTCGGGCTGCAGCAGGCGCTGGCGTACGACAACGCCCAGGGCAATCTGGTTATTGGTGGCATCGGCAGTCAGCAGGCGCATACAGCGCTGGTGCTGGGTGAAAACATTCTTTCCTGCGACACGGAAAAGAGTATCCGCGACCGTTTCAGCGATTATCAGGTGTCCGGTCAGCGCAAGGGTAACGACGACGACTTTGGCGAGGCTACAACTACGGCCATTCGTTCAAAAACTATTGATGGTGGCCTGAAGCGCTACCGCCCGATGATTATCCGCCAGACCGGCAACGCCACCACGGCAACCTGCAGCGCACGTGCAGAATTTGAAATGCGCCAGCGTGCAGCACGTACCGATGAGGTGACCTATACCGTGCAGGGCTGGCGGCAGGGTGACGGCTCACTCTGGCTGCCAAACCTGCAGGTGATCGTCTTCGATCCCGTTCTGGGTTTTAACAACCGTCAGATGGTAATCGCGGAGGTGACCTATCAGCAGGATGAGAACGGCACCGTCACCGAAATCCGGGTTGGGCCGCCTGATGCTTATCTTCCTGAGCCGGCGAAACCCGGCAAGCGTAAGAAAAAGAAAGAAGAGGATGATTTCTGATGGCTAACCCGATTTCAGGTATGGGGCGTGCTTTGTCGAACCTATTGGCACGTGCGGTCGTTCGCGGACTGAATACGGCAACAAAGTGCCAGATGCTTCAGGTTGAAATGGCCGGTGGCGAGGGCAAAAGCGATATTGAGCATATGGAGCCTTACGGATTTACGGCTGCGCCGCTCATCGGGGCTGAGGCCGTGGCCGCTTACTTTGACGGTGACAGGTCACACGGGGTAGTGCTGGTTGTCTCTGACCGGCGTTACCGTATCAAAGGTCTGACTTCCGGTGAGGTGGCAGTATATGACGATCAGGGACAGTCGGTCACTCTGACCCGCGCTGGGATAGTCGTCAATGGTGCAGGCAAGCCAATCACGTTCACCAATGCTACAAAGGCCCGATTCGAAATGGACATTGAATCGACAGGCGAGATCAAAGATAAGTGTGACTCTTCCGGCCTGACCATGTCAGCCATGCGCTTCTCCTATAACGATCACAATCATAAAGAGAACGGCTCTGGTGGCGGCACTACCGACGCGCCCACGCAGAAAATGGTGGCGTCATGATTATTGTAATTAATGGAGTGCCGCGTGATGTGACGTGGCCGCCCGATCCTCTTACACGCGCGGTAATTATCTCGCTGTTCTCCTGGCGAAAGGCTGAGCCTGACGACAGCCCGGAACAGGAAAACGGCTGGTGGGGTGACAGCTTCCCGACCGTGCAAAATGACCGAATCGGCTCACGTCTATATCTTCTCAGTCGGCAGACGCTCACCAATAAAACGCCGCTCAAAGCCCGCGAATATATCAGCCAGGCGCTTCAGTGGCTGGTGGATGACAGCGTGGCGGTTCGGGTGGACGTGAAGGCCGAGCGGACCGGGATTAACACACTCAGTGCTTCAGTAGTTATCAGCCAGAAAGACGGCAACCGCACGGCATTTTCCTTTGACGATTTATGGAGTGAACTTAATGGCTGACAGTGGATTTACCCGCCCGACACTCCCTCAGTTAATCACCACCGTCCGCAACGATATTCTCACCCGCCTGGCTGCAGACGCCACACTGGCCGTATTGCGCCGTACCGATGCAGAAGTTTATGGACGGGTCCAGGCGGCGGCGGTGCATACCGTGTATGGCTACATTGACTATCTGGCGCGCAACCTTCTGCCAGACCTTGCGGATGAGGAATGGCTGACTCGCCACGCCAACATGAAGCGATGCCCGCGAAAAGCGGCTACAGCAGCAACCGGTTATGTGCGCTGGGATGTGGCAACGAGCGGCATCCCTATTCCTGCCGGTGTCACAATTCAGCGTGACGATCTTGTTTCATTCACCACGACAGCTAAAGCGACCTCGGCGGGTGGCATTCTGCGCGTGCCGGTTGTCTGCGATACGGCAGGAAAAGCGGGCAACACCGATGATGGACTTGCTATGCGATTGGTCAGCCCGATTACAGGCCTAACCTCAGCTGGTGTGGCGGACAGCATTCAGGGCGGCGCTGACGTTGAGGATTTGGAGCTCTGGCGCGCACGCGTCATTGAAAGGTGGTACTGGACCCCGCAGGGCGGCGCTGACGGTGATTATGAAGTCTGGGCTAAAGAAGTGGCTGGCATCACACGTGCCTGGACTTACCGGCACTGGAGCGGCCGTGGAACGGTGGGCGTGATGGTGGCGAACAGCGACCTCATCAATCCTATCCCCGATGCTGCCACGGTTGCTGCCGTAAAAGCATACATCGAACCGCTTGCGCCGGTGGCCGGAGCTGATATCTACGTATTTGCGCCCACGCCCCACACCGTGAATTTCCAGATTCGACTTAACCCGAACACCACAGCAATACGCTATGCCGTTGAGGCGGAGTTGCTCTCAATGATGCTGCGCGATGGCGGGCCTGAGAGCGTGCTGAAGCCGTCCCGCATCAGCGAAGCTATTAGCATCGCAACGGGTGAGTACAGTCATACGCTGGTCAGCCCGACGACTGATATTACCATTGGGAAAGGCGAAGTGGGTGTGGTGGGGGCAATCTCATGGACTTAACGGCGCAGTACCGGCAGATGCTTGGAGCATTGCTGCCGCGCGGACCAGCGTGGGACAGTGACGACATGCTGCTGACCGGCCTGGCTCCCTCGCTGGCAGCGGTGCATGGCCGCGGTGATGCTCTGATGCTGGAAACGGACCCACGCTCAGTGACAGAGCTGATTGACCGTTATGAGAGTATCAGCGGGCTGCCGGACAGTTGCGCTCCTGCAGGCGTGCAGACCCTGCAGCAGAGACGCCAGCGGCTGGATGCAAAAATAAATCTGGCTGGCGGTATTAATGAGGCTTTCTATCTGGCACAGCTTGAAGCGCTGGGCTACACGGGCGTCACCATCACCCGCTACAACAAAAGCCAGTTCAACTGCACGTCAGCCTGCACTGATTCACTTTACAGCGATGAATGGCGTTATTACTGGCAGGTTAACATGCCCGCGTCCACGCAGATCACTCCAATGACAGCCATCAGCAACAGCACAGACAGCCTGAGAATGTGGGGTGACACCATTGCAGAATGCGTCCTCAACAAGCTGGCGCCCTCACATACCTACGTTATTTTCAGATACCCGGAGTAAGCATGCATCGTATCGATACGTCTACAGCCCAGAAAGATAAATTCGGGGCTGGTAAAAACGGTTTTACCGGCGGCAACCCGCAGACGGGAGAGCTACCAACCGCATTGGATCAGGATTTCTTTGACAGCATTCAAGAAGAAATCGCTGCGGTTATTGAGGGAGCTGGGATTGAGCTGGCAAAAAATGATAACGGTCAACTTTTATCCGCACTAATAAAAATCACTACCAAAGAAGGCTCTGCTTTACCAGTAGGAGTTCCGGTTCCGTGGCCAACAAGCACACCGCCAACCGGATGGATTACCATGTCAGGACAGACAATCACCCAGGCACAATACCCCAAGCTTTTTGCAGCTTACGGCACGAAGTTGCCTGACCTCAGAGGCATGTTTATCAGGGGCTGGGATAACGGCAGAGGATTAGATCCATCCAGGGTATTACTGAATGAGCAGCTACCAACGGGGGTCCGTCAGTTTACCGGAAATAACGACGTGCAATTCCAGGGATTGGGAATTACTCAACTGATAAACGCTGACGGACCAGACGGTTATGACTCAGGATGGGCGGTAGCCAGGAATGCAAACCAAACAACAAACTCATCTGGCGCTGGCGTTAGTTTTGTAAGGCCAAGAAACGTATCGTTTAACTACATTGTAAGGGCAGCATAATGTCAGATGAAAAAGCGATTTTTGACGAATCTAGAAATGCAACGCAAACAGGAATGGCTACCTGCTATGCATACGATGCTAAAACTGGAGAGTATCTGAGTTCATTCGATTTCTGGACTCTCATAGGCTCGGGTATCCCTGCTTCTTCAACCTTGATTGAGCCTCCCTCAGTAGAGGAGGGAAAGGCTGCCGCATTCAAAGACGGAAGTTGGTCAGTTGTAGATGATTATCGTGGAGAGGTGGTTTATAGCACTGAAAATGGAAGCGAGCAGAGGGTGACTACTATTGGCGCTTACCCTGAAAACACTACCACAATTAAACCATCATCAAAATATGACACCTGGAACGGGAAGAAATGGGTTACTGATAAAGGTGCGCAACAGCAAGCTGACCTGGCTTCCGCAAAAAGCCTAAAGCAGTCACTTCTGGCGGAAGCAAACAGCTTTACCCAGCCATGGCAAACTCAGCTTATGCTGGGCATCATTACCGATGAAGATAAGGCATCACTCACTGCCTGGATGAAGTATTACCAGCAGGTGCAGTCTATTGATACGTCAGGAGCCCCTGACATCAAGTGGCCGCAGAAGCCTAAAGATTAAAAGTGTGACTCAAGAAGCCTTTGCAGTTCACTGAGTCGGGAATACCACTCAGGGTACGCAACCCTGTGGTTCCCGGCCACTCCATCTACCGACACTAAGTCCGGGTACGGTGCGCCAGAGTGATTAGCCCGGCAGTTATCATATCGGCGAAGTGCAGAAACGAATTGAGATCTTTGCTCACCCTGCAGAAGGTTAGTGACAGCGGTCACATGATGATGAGGAAGCTCACCGTAAAGAAACTCCTGACGCTGAGACCAAAATATTTTGATGTCATTGATGGTATTGATTAGAGAAAGTATCGATCTCCTTAACTCAAGCCTGCCTGCATGAGGAGATCGGTTGTTCTTTTTAATAGCCACAAGAGTATTAAACATAGAGCCTCACCGCTTCGGTAATGTAAAATTGGGAAATCAATAGCCCAAAATCTCAATTTATATAAAACATTACTAAATTTAAAGTTATTTTGTGATTATTTGTTTCTCAGCATTAATGCAACTAAGTAGTTGAAATAAAAAAGCCCCGGCGACGGGGCAGAGTGTACCGCGCCAGTCTCAGCGGGCTGCGGATGTAATTTGAGATTAGTCACTCACCGCAGCCATCGCCAACTAAAAACCCTTTCTCCTCAAAGCCTTTACAAATCTGTCCACCCCTCAGCCTTGATCAAAAGTATCGATAGACACTACTGTTTATCCATACAGTATTAATCGGAGGAGGATCTATCATGGCGAGAGAGAGTGACATACAGGCAGCGTTTATGAGTTCTTTGACGCTGGATGGACGTGGCAGGCAGACGCTCACCACTGCGGCATTCCAGAAGCGGCTTGATGACGTCAATCACGTATGGACGCTGGCAGAGTGCAACAGGTGGATTCGGCGCTATCAGAATTTCTTCTTCGAGCTGGTCACCGAGCAGAGTGAGAATAAAACCTGGGCGCTCCGCAATATGGGATACGTGAGGTAGATATGGGATTTCCATCACCTGCAAACGACTATATTGAAAAGCGCATCGACCTGAACGACGTGCTGATGCCGCACCGCAACAATATGATTCTGATTGAGACGCCGGACGGATTCGTGCTGGCCGACAAATCAGTGAAGCCAAAGTCGGGCGATAAAGTTGCATTTCAGGCAGGCGAATTACCTCAACTGGGAAGGCTTTTCCGGACTGGCATCATTACTTTGGACGGTGAGACGATCGACGGAGATGGCCTGGAGGGGATTATCGTGCTGGGCAAGGTGACTTGCGAAGTCTTGAGTGTATGGCTCGGGAACCGGCCTTTTTAATACAGAATCCATTGTTACTAAGAGTGCTGTTACGAAATTTTCATCGAAAAATACTTACAAAAACGTTTTAACGGACTGGTAGAGAAATCATTCACTGTTTAAACGGTCAAAAATGTCATTGTTAAGTTTTTGAATTTCAAGGAAATTAACAACAAAATATATTGATGAATAAATCATCAGCAAACAGAATAAAATTGAGAAACTAAAGGTAATTTCAAAATGCACTTTAAAGTGGAGATCGAATTTTTTGTCCGCAACATATTGATTTATAATAAAATATACGGATAGTAAGCAGAAATGTATCAAGAATGAATTGCGTATGTGCTCAATGTTAGAACGTAGTTGAATTAAGTAGTCTTTGTTCTTAACACCGCTAGGATTGAAAGTTACGATCAACCCTATACCTACAGAGAACATGATCCCTGCTATGGTAAAGATTGTTGACGAGAAAAAGCTGTCCGGGCGGATATCCCAGACAGAGCTAGCAAGTGTCGTAATCACAAGGATTATGAGGCTACTTAGAACGATTTTTCTCATCTGATAATTCTACCAGAAATGCGCTCATTTGTTTGAGTAATTGTTGTTCAACTATCTTTCCGCTAGCCGTTGTTTCGATCGAAACACGCTTAGTTTTAAGCAAATCTTTACCTTTAATCTCAGTCTTATTGTCTGTACGTTTGAACGAGATATTCTCAAGATCGCTAACCGGCTTAAGATAAGCACCTAAAACTCTCTTGTACTCTTCATCAGACATCTTTCTAGGCTTCTTGAACTTGATTAATAGTTCAGCAGAAATCATTTGACTGAGCGTTATGTCATCTAATGTTTTTGTATCAGACAGTGATTTTCGGATTATGTCTAATACTTGCTGTCCAAGATGCACCTTTTTATGAGACTCAGTTGATAAAGAATTTGGTGAACTAGTGTTACCATCTGAGTTTGCAGTTCCGCTCGAAATTGCTAAAGGTTCAGGGTCTTTGACCACAATCCCCTTGAGGTCACTTAACCTTGTCTTATCCTTTGGCGAAATCATCGGCGTAAGTTCAAATAACTCATTGTCAGTAAACCAGCCGATATAAGTTTGAAGACGAGCAATAGTTTTGTTGAGTGGTAAATTAGTAACTACAAAATCATCGTTCAAAGAAAAATAATAATGCCCTTTGCAAATGGCTGATGTATCAATGTGAGCCGTCGCAATATCTTCCATAGTGAAGGTTTCTTTTTCAAACAATGTATCAGTAACATGTTGTATATCATTTTCAGTACTTATACGAAGCATAGTGCAAAAAATACTGTTTGAAGCATCCGAGTTTTTATAATAAGAGATTAGATCCTTCTCTTTATTCGGGTCGTCATTGTTAAGCTGCATGCATCGGTCTTTAGCAATCTTGACGGATTCTAATTTTTTTAAAAGGATAGACTTGGCTTCGCTTGAAGGCTTTGAAATATTTACATTCTTAATTTCGAAAGCCCTAAGCGTGACATCCTTTGGCTTAGTTGAAGGCTTGGCATCCTTGATTTCATCAACCATCTTTAATGACCTAGTAAAAGAATTAAATTCCGCCCTCAGAAAGTGAGGCAGGTTGGTTAGAAAGATTTATGTAATCTTTCGGAGCAATCCTATCGGAGCAATTCGTTTGGAGCAAATATTTTGCGGTAAAACTGAGAAATGATTGGCGAAAAAGAAGGGCGTTTTTTTCATAATATGAGCACTGATGCCTTTGTAAGCCTATGATTGATAAGGTGTGAATTTATCAAGAATATTATGAAAAATTATCCCATCTTATTGATACTAAAGGATATGTCGCCTGATTTAAAATCCCTCGGCTGTAAGGCTGTGCGGGTTCAAGTCCCGCCCCGGGCACCATATTTCTGCCGAAGAAAATCTAATAAAATAAAAGCAATATGCAGTAATGTCGTAA